CGTTCTTGATCATGGGATTAGTGTTTATTGCTTTTGGCGGATGGTTGTTTGGGCGCACAATCGAGTTGAGCAACGGGCAGATTGTTGGCTTGGTGTCAGCGCTTTATTTTATTTGCGCTGGGCAAATTTACTTAGCAGAATTCCAAAAAAGGAGCGATGACAAATGACCCGCCTGACCAGCACCGACCTGATCGAAGCCAACAGAGAAAAGCTGCTGGAGTGGGCAGCGGAAGGGCGGAGCTACTTTTGGATGGCGCAGCAGATTGGCATCAGTGGGAGCAACCACAGCGTCATCTCAAAGTGGTTCATCAGGCAGGGAATAAGACGAAAGTGAGGAAAAATGATTTTTGATTGCGAATTGGCAGTTGGGTTGCAGGTGGCTTACATTCCACGCTATGTTGTCGAGAGAAACAAGACGCTTGGCGAGGCTCTTAAGGATAAGGACACGGAGTTCGGCTTCGTGACATCATGGAATGACAACGCCATATTCTGCCGTTTCTGGCTGAAAGGGAAGCCTGGCGAGTTGCGAACAGTCGCCAACTCGGAAGCGTGCGATGCAGCCGATCTCTTTGAGCATGAGAGCGCTCCTAAAACAATGCTGATTAAGCAGATTCAAAAAATGCGGCGTGATCCTGAAAGGTATGGATGGCGTGAAGGCGCTCGCAGGAAGGAGACAAGATGAGTGAAACTTTTTTTAGAATGACCTGCCACGAAAGGCACAGGTTGTACAGAATAAACGCTACCAACGATGGTGATTTTGTTGGTTTTATTTGGTTCGACGAAGATTGTAACGCATGGGTTTTTGAATTGATAAATAATTCTTTCAATTTCACCGCTCCAGAGCTTCAAGAAATCCTGGAGTTCATGCAAAGGCTTGAGGGGGCAGAGCAGTGACCCAAAGCGAGCTTGAGGAGCTATTCGCATTCCAGGTGAAAGCCGCTGGACTGCCAGAGCCGGAGCGCGAAGTCTGCGCGATACCAGGTCGGAAGTTCCGCTTCGACTTCTGCTGGCGTGAGGCGCGGCTGCTGGTCGAAATCAACGGCGGCACATTCACGCGCGGCGCTCATGGACGGGGGTGTGGGATTTCGAGAGACTACACCAAAGCAAACCTGGCGGTGGTAAACAACTGGCGCGTGCTGAGCTTCGACACGAAGCAGGTCAAGTCCGGCGCGGCGCTGGAAGTGGTGGAAAAGTTTTTGAGAGGTGAAAAATGAGTGATCAAGTTTGTGCAAGCTGCAGATTTATTCAAACGTCAATTAGGATGCCACGCGGCTCTGAACAAAAAGAGCTGGTGGTGAAATGTACGAACGGACACGCGCCGATCTGGCTGTTTACCGGCGGCGCGTGCAGAGACTATCAATCGAAAATAAGTCAAAAAAAGGAGGTGCAGGAATGAACGCATCCGAGCGAGAGCAGATGTTAGAACGGCGTGTCATTCATCCAGCAACCTACCGAGTGCGCCACGATAACGGCGAGAGCTTTGAGGTGCAGGGCTTGACGTTGGCAATGGTGCGGAAGCTGATCGAAGCTGAGTGCCAGGACAGGGGTTGGCTTATGCAAGACATTGACTGGTGGGAGGTAGATAAAAAATGAGCGAATGTCGAGGAGGCTTCATGACCGATTTGGATGACCTATTCCCGCCCGACGAACAAGGCGTCGAGAATAAGATTGACATCGAACGTGCGATAGGGCGGCTGTCTCGCAGAGAGGCGGCCGTCCTCTATTTGTGGGTGACTGGTTACTCGCAGGCAGAAGTTGCCGAGATTATGGGGGTTAATCAATCGACAATCAGCCGAATTTTAGCAAATATGCATAAAAAGTCTTGAAATTGGCGTGTTCTTAATATAGGGACATGTTTAAAACGATAACAAGAAAATGTGTTTGTGGCAGGACAATTCCACCTGTTTTCTGCCTCTGTAAATCTTGTCAAGTCAAATATGGAATGGATCGCTCCAAGTGGGAAGAATGGCTTGCATTTATGGTTGCAGATTTAGATCGCGAATTCAAACAAGAAGTTGAAATAGACGATAACGAAATCACAACCACAGATTTAGGACTGGACTTAAGATTTGAGCGAGACGATGACGATGAATTGGATTGATGTAAAAGACAAATTGCCGAAATCAAACTGTGACGTTATCGTATACACGTCCATTGACGAAGTGGAAATTGGCAACTGTATCGGTTCAAAGTGGCTGACAAGCAGTTACGGCAAAGTGCTTTACTGGATGCCATTACCTAATAAGCCAGATTGCAAACAAAAAACTAAACAAAAAACTTGCCCTGATGAGAATGTAATTATGGAGCGTGAAGAAATTACATTTTCAGATTTAGGCTGGATACATTGACGGCTTTACAAACCCCCTTTCTCCAAGAGCGGATTGTTCCAAGCAGTCCGCTCTAAAGGGGTGTATAGACCGAAATTTTCAATTACGAGGTGACGAATGGAATGGATGCCAATTTTGTCGAAAGTTATTGAAGCGATTTTGATCGCGATTTTGCCGCCACTTGCGGTCGTGATAGTTAGCGCGGCTGTCGCTTATGCGAAGAAGCTATGGGGCGACCTGAAACTCCGCTATCCAACCGTGACCGAGCTGATCGAAGAGGCTGCGGTGTTTGCGGTGCAAGCTGCGGAACAGGCGGGCGCTGCGGAGTTGATCAAGGATAAGAAAGAGTATGCGATTCAAATTGCGGAAGCCTGGCTTGTTGCAAACCACATAACGACCGACATTGATCTGATTGACGCTGCAATTGAAAAAGCCGTTTTGGAGCTGTTCAATAGCGGCGAGAAGCCGACTGGCTATGAGGGCGTCGGATGACTGGGGGCGAGTTACTCCCAGCGACCGCATGGGAACAGGCAGCCATCATCGGCATATTTATTGTGTTTGTCGGCATTCTGCTAGCCTGGTTTAGCAAGCAAGCGGACAAGTGGCAGAAGTTCATGTTTGACATTGACGAGAAATGGCGCGCGTTCAACAAGGAACAGCGCGACACGAACTTGGAAGCCATGAACTGTGTTGAGGGCAGCCTGAAGGACTTGACCACCGTCACGCAAGGGTTGGTGAGCGAAGTCCGAGAAATGCGGGATGACAGCAAGGCGTTCTACGAGTCATTCCATGCGCATGACATTCAGGCGAAGGAAATCCTGGCGCAGGTGCAGAAGCCCGCGCCGAAGCCGCGCGCGAAGAAGCCGGTCGATGGAAGTAATTGACGGCGCTTACCAGTTGCTGCTTGCGCGGCTGATGGCGATCGAGGCTGACATGGCTGACTTGCGCGAGCGAATGGACGAGCTGGACGACGAGCTGCATGAAGCGTGGCTGGGCGGGACGGATTAGGGAATGAGCAAGATAAACTGGACATTACGAACATTCAGGCTGGACGAACTAACGGATTACTACAAGAATCCGCGTTCGCTGTCTGAAAAGGAATTCAAGCAACTCAAGACTTCGCTGGATAAGTTCGGCATGATTGACAAGCCGATTGTCAACCTGGATTCTGCCAATACCATCATCGGCGGTCACCAACGCAAGCACGTTCTCGAAGCGACCGGCGTAAAGGAATGCGAGTGCTGGATACCAGACCGAGAGTTGAGCGACAAGGAAGTCGAAGAACTGAACATCCGCCTGAACAAGAACACGGGTAGCTGGGACTTTGACATGCTGGCGAATGAGTTTGAGCTTGATGATTTGCTGGATTGGGGCTTTGATAAGCAGGAGCTTGACCTTGACTTGTGGGCTGACGAGCCGCCGGAGGACGTTGAGCCGCAGATTGATAAGGCAGAGGAGCTGCGCGAGAAGTGGGGCGTAGAAACAGGGCAATTGTGGCAACTCGGCGAGCATCGCCTGATATGCGGCGATTGTACTTATCCAGAAACAGTTAGTCGTTTACTTGACGGAAAGTTGGCTGACATGATATTGACAGACCCGCCTTATGCTTTATTTGGAAATAGCACGGGCGTGTCTGGAATTACTGACGATAAAATGACGGCGCCGTTTTTTCGTGAGATATTCAAAAGAGCAAAAGAATTTACAAAACCATTTGCACATATTTATGTGTGCTGTGATTGGCATTCTGCTTTTGCGCTGCGCCAAGCTGGGGTTGATATAGGATTATCGGAAAAAAATCTAATCGTTTGGGATAAAGGCGACGGCGGTGTTGGCGCTATGTATCAACAATGCTATGAACTTATTTGGTTTTTCACTAATTCACCAAAAAGTTCTACTCTTGGCGGTCACATAGCCGGAGAAAGAACAGTTAATGGAATTCCAAATATCTGGAGAGTTGGCAGAGAAAGTTCAAAGCGTGAACACGGCGCGCAAAAGCCAGTGGAATTGTTCTCTATTCCAGTTTTACACGGGGTAGACGAACTTGAGATTGTTATGGATTTATTTCTCGGTTCTGGTACAACCCTTATCGCCTGCGAGCGGTTAGGGCGCAAATGCCGCGCGGTCGAGATCAGTCCGGCTTACGTGGCTGTGGCGATCCAGCGGTGGGTCGATGTGACTGGCGGAGTGCCGATGTTATTGACACTTTGACACTATTAAAGAGCAGGTATGGCAAACAATAACGGGTTGACGGCTGAAAAGATGATTGCGGCAATCGAGGAAGCTAAAGGCTTTGTCTCGAAGGCGTGTGACATCCTGCATTGCAGCCGCCAGCACTGGTACAAGAAGCTAAAGGAATACCCGACTGTTCAGGCAAAGGTAGACGAGATACGCGAGAAGCGCACCGATTATGTTGAAAGCAAGATGATGAAACTAATCGACGACTTGAATCCGACAATGATCATCTTCTACCTGAAAACGCAAGCGAAAGACAGAGGCTACGTTGAGCGGCAAGAGGTGACGGGGGCGGAAGGCGGCGCGGTGATTGTGAAGTGGGATGCAGAGAATAACGATTGATGCGCAACCTCACACCGGGCAGCTTGAAGTTCATAACAGCGATGCGCGTTTCAAGGTGCTGTCGGCTGGACGGCGATGGGGCAAGACGCGGCTGGGAGTCAATGAGTGTTTGGACGCGGCAAGCAAAGGCGGGCGCGCGTGGTGGGTGTCGCCTTCGTACAAGACCAGTGAAGTTGGCTGGAGACCTTTGCGGCAAATTGTGCGCAAGATACCGAATGCAGAGATCCGCCTTGCAGACCGAATGGTTATATTGCCTGGCGGCGGGC